GTCATATGATAAGGAATTTATTAATAGTCTGCCTTCAAAAGCCTTGACCGATAGAAAGATTCGTCAAGAAATAGTAGAGAGATTCAATGTAAAGACTGCCTTGTGTGAGAAAGATGGTAAGACTATCCAAGAACATTACTATCCTGATTGTAAAGATGGTAAGGTAGTAGGGTATGAAATCAAACAAGTAAGTCCCAAGTCTTTTACTTCTGTAGGTGATAGGAAGGGAGAGCTAGACTTATGGAATCAAAACAAATGCCCCACTGCTAAAAAGATATTTATCACAGAGGGTAGGCTAGATGCTATGGCTCTATACCAGACCATCATAGATAAGCGTCCAAAGAAGTACTCCGCATATGACCCTGCCGTAGTATCTCTTACTCGTGGGGCTAGTGGTGCAGTAAAAGATTTGCTAGCTAACAAAAAGTTTCTTGATAAGTACGATGAAGTTATCTTGTGCTTCGACCAAGACGATGCTGGGAAGAGCGCAGTCAAAGAAGTACTAAAGGTATTTCCTAAGTACAAAGTAGTAAGTATGTCAGAGAAAGATGCTTGCGATATGTTGTTAGCAAACAAAGAGGATGAGTTATATACCGCAGCAGTATGGGACTCAGAGTACACAAGGCAGGGTGAAGTAGTAGATGTAAGTGATATCATATCAAAAGCAATGGAACGCCCTAAGATGGGCATTAGTTTTCCGTGGCCTACAGTAACTCAGGCTTGCTTTGGTTTGAGACCACACACCCTACACTGCATAGGAGCTGCACCAAAGATAGGTAAGACAGACCATCAGCATCAGCTAGTGCATCACCTTATCTACAAAGAGAATCAAATCATAGGAATGTTTGACCTAGAAAATAGTCCAGTGCGTACTGCTAAGAAGATAGCATCCAAAGAAGCACAGATTGATTTCACTCGTCCCGACAAAGAGTATGAAGATTCTTTACTGCATGACACATTAGTATCCTTACAGGGTAAGGTACGCTTCTATGACAGAGGTGCTAGCCGTGACTGGGAAGACATTCGTATTGCTATCGAGGAGATGCACTTACTAGATGGTATCAATATATTTATCATTGACCCACTGACTGCACTTATATCCCGATACTCTAGCTCCGAAGCCAATGACAAGCTGAATGAGATATGTACTGACATGGCTGATTTAGTACAGAACTTTCCTATTACTATCCTTTGTTACTCCCATGTGAATCCTAAGCCTAAGTCTAGTAAATCACATGAGCAAGGTGGTAAGGTATACAGCAGTGAGTTTACTGGCTCTCGTGCTATGGAGAAATGGTTTCACTATGGACACGGTATTAGTAGAGACAGGAGTGATGACTGCCCTATGGATAGAAAAAACATCAGTGAGTTTTATATGTTGTTCGATAGAGAGTTTGGACAATCATATAAATGTGATGTAAAATTCACAGAAGAAACGGTACAGTATTTAGAGATGAGGCAGTGGTAATGGTAGATTATGTAATAGATATAGAAACAGATGGGCTTGATGCAAGAATAATACATTGTATGTCTGTATTGAATACAGAAACAAACAGCATGACTACATATGCTAACTACAAAGACATGAAGGTGTTTATAAATTCTTTGTCCACAAGCGATAGGATTATAGGACATAACTTTATACGGTACGATGCTCCCATTATAGAACGTATCCTACTAGAAAATATCCCATGCAAAATAGTAGATACCCTCGCCTTATCCTGGTACTTATACCCCGAAAGATTAAAGCATGGGTTAGAGCAATGGGGTACAGAGCTAGGTATAAAGAAAGTAGAAGTAGAAGATTGGATAGATAGCGCACCAAAGTTATACCAAGAAAGGTGTGAGCAAGATGTAAGAATAAACGTAGCGATATGGAAAAAGTTTAGTGCGTACTTAAATTATCTATATGATAACAAACCAGAAAGATTGTTAAGATACTTATCGTTTAAGATGGACTGTGCTATGGAACAAGAAAGCATAGGCTGGGGACTTGATACTAAAGCAGCAGACAATCTTGCCAGAAACTTATCGGGCATAAAAGAAGGGCTTACTAAGAAGTTAGAAAAAGCATTACCCAAAGTAGGTAAGTACGTAATGCGAAAGAAGCCAACTAACATGTACAAAAAGAATGGCGAGCTTTCTGTAGCAGGTGAAAGATGGAAGAAACTTTGTGAGCTAAATGGGTTTAACTATAAGGTATACGTAGGTACTATAAAAGAATTATACAAATGGGAGGAACCCAACGCATCCTCCACACCACAGATTAAAGACTGGCTAAAAAGTTTAGGATGGAAACCTAAAACGTTTAAGTATCCTAAGGATAAAGAAAAGGTAGCACAAATAAAAGATAGCAAAGGAAAACTTTGCAAGTCTGTAATTGATATAGCAGAAAAAAATAATAAATCTTACAGTGTAGATTTATCAAATGGTCATTATGATACAGTAAATGCTTATAATAAAACAGGAGAAGCCATACTTGCTCTTGGTTCTTTAGCAGTAGTTTCACACAGACTTGCTTTGGTTAAGTCTTTAATAAAAAATGCTACATGGACTGAAGGGCATGGCTGGCGTGTAAAGGCAGAGATACAAGGCCTAACAAATACACTAAGATTTAAACATAAAACATGTGTGAATATACCATCAACAAGAGCAGAGTATGGTAAAGATATTAGGGCACTCTTCACAACAACTAATATAAAAAATACATTGTGTGGTAGTGATATGTCATCTTTAGAAGATAGAACTAAACAACATTACATGTGGGAGTATGACCCTGATTATGTTAAAGAGATGCAAGTAGAAGGCTTTGACCCACATCTTGACTTAGCTTTTTCTGCTGGAGTAGTAACCGAAGAAGATATAAATGACTACAAATATGGAACAGGAGGCCATCTTAATGGTGTTTCAGATATACGTCATGCTTACAAAGGTGGTAATTATGCCTGTACTTATGGTTGTGGAGTAACTACTTTAGCTAGACAGCTAGATATTAGCAAACTACAAGCAGAAGAAATACACACTGCGTACTGGAAAAGAAACTGGTCGATAAAAGAAATAGCTGCCGCACAAACTATTAAAGAAGACTGGCTATACAATCCCGTATCTAAGCTGTATTACAAAGTAAGAGAAGAGAAAGATATATTCTCTACCCTTAATCAAGGAACTGGTGTATACTGTTTTGACTTATGGATAAAGTTTCTAAGAGAAGAAGGATACAAAGTAAACGCTCAATTCCATGATGAGATTATAACAGAAGTAAAAGATACCCCAAAAGATATAGAAGATACAAAGAAAGATTTTAAGAAGGCCGTACACAGAGTAAATGAGTTACTACAACTGAACAGGGAACTAGATTGTGATGTACAATTTGGAAATAACTATTCAGAAATCCATTAAAATGTGTTATAATATATACCCCGTTAATACTTTATAGGAGAAATAAAATGGGATTACAACGTAAAACACCACAAGCAAAAGCATCTACCAACTCTACTGTTGAGTACGAGAATGTAGCTGAAGGTAGTCACGAAGGGCGACTAGTAATGGTTGCTGACTTGGGTTTACATAAGCGTGACTACAATGGTGAAGAAAAAAGTCCATGTCAAAAGATATCATTAGGTATCGAGCTTATTGGACAGACCCTTACTGTAGATGGTGTAGCACAGCCTCGCGTACTATGGACAAGTCCTTTTAACATTTTCCAGACGCTAAACGAAATGGGTAAAGAGCTACCAATGTTCAGGGTATTTCAACCATTAGCTAAAGAAGGTGAGGTAGCTAACTGGGAATCTGTTCTGGGTGTTGCTTGTGATGTGATTGTCCGTCATGAAGTATCTGGAGATAGAACGTATGATAACATTGAGTCTATCGCACCAATCCCTACACGCTATCAAGATGGTGTTGCTGACGCTACCCATCCTATGGGAATTGGTGATTCAGAAGATGAAAACAATCCAGTTACCAAAGGGCTGTATGGATTAACTAAGTGGATGCATTCAAACCGTATCACAGCAGCATCAGAAGTAGTCAGTGAAGCTTCAGCAGAGAAGGGTGAAGACTTTAAAGACGACATTCCTTTCTAATGAAACTTCTAATTGACGGAGACCCTATCGTATATCGAATAGGATTTGCTAGTCAAAAGAAACAAGAGGATGGGTCGGTGAAAGCTGACCCTGAATCTCACGCCTTACACTCTTGTAAGAAATTTATTAAGACACTCCTGCAAGAAACCAAAGCAAAAGAGTTTTCAATCTACTTATCGGGTAAAGAAAACTTTCGTTATAAAGTAAGACAGGATTATAAAGCTAACCGAAAGGGTACGCCTAAGCCTGTACACTATCAAGCTGTAAGAGATTACTTAGAAAGCAAGTGGGAAGCTGTAGTCGTCAACGGTATAGAGGCTGACGATGCACTAGGGCTTGCTCAAGAAGGTAATACAGTAATAGCTACTATTGATAAAGACTTACTTATGGTCGAAGGTAAACACTTTAACTACGGAAAAAGAGAATGGGCAACTGTTACCGCAGAGGAAGGCACTCGTTTCTTTTATAAGCAAATGCTTACAGGAGATAAGGTAGATAACATAATCGGACTACACGGAATTGGTGAAAAGAAATCTAGTAAACTATTAGATAGCACACCAAGAAGTGAGTGGGATAAATTAATAGTAGACAAATACTTAGAGGGCTTTGAGGAAGATGGTTACCACAGAGCAGTACAAAACTCACAGTTATTATGGATACTACAGAAGGGCAAAGACATGCCTATTGAGTTCACATGAAACCAAGAAATAAAAAGAAAAGTATTTATCGTAGTGGGCTAGAAGAAGCGTTTGCTAACAACACGGCTGGAGCTGGCTTTGAATTTGAGCCAGCGTCCTTGCCATACACAATGAACCGCAAGTACATACCTGACTTTGTTAAGGAAGATATCTTAATAGAGTGTAAAGGATTCTTTCGTGCAGGTGACACTCTTAAATATAAATCTATAAGAGAAAGTTATCCAGACAAAGAGTTAGTATTTATCTTATCAGACCCATACAAAAAAGTACGTAAGGGCAGTAAGTTATCTATGGGTGCATGGTGTTACAAAGAAGGTTTTGCTTTCTTTAGAGTTAGTGAATGCAAAGACCTTAAAGAATACCTAAGCCTAAGTGAAGAAGATAAACAAGAGTATAAAGATTTAAATTTAACAGGAGCTTAAAATGATTGATGATTTTAAATGGGAGTGGGTTCCCCTAAGAATCCACCCCTGTATCTGTTTGTTTGGTTGGCCTTTGTTTGGTGGATGGATTCCTTTTATTGGGTTTACTTACTACTGGAATGATGAACAAAAAATAAGTAGATGTTTTATGTTTGAGTGGTTTACAAAAGGAATCGCTTTTGAGTCAATAACAAAGGATAATGAAGATGAGTAACGTACGTATGTTGACCCCTAAAGTACAAGGGGTTATGGACTATCCCCAAGCAGAAGCATTCGATGATATGCAGTTTGATATACGCTGGGGGCATAGAGAAATAGAAATGCAGAAAGACTTGCATGACTTAAAGAATAACCTTACGGAAGCAGAGCTACATGGTGTAACTACAGTACTTAAATTATTTACTTTGTATGAAGTACATGTAGGTAATGACTATTGGTTAGACTGCGTACGTAAGATGTTCCCTCGTCCTGAAATACAATCAATGGCATCTACGTTTGGTAACACAGAATTATACACTCATGCTAAGTTTTATTCAAAACTAAATGATGTAATGGGTTTACAAACAGATGAGTTCTATCAGTCTTACGTAGAAGATGAGACGCTTGAGAACCGTATGTCATGGATTGGCAGACAATTTAAAGTAGACGACCCCTTACTGGTTACTGCAATGGGTAGCATTACAGAAGGAGCTATACTATATAGTAACTTTGCTTTTCTAAAACACTTTCAAGCAGAGGGAAAGAACAAATTAATAAACATGACTGCGGGTATTAACTACTCAGTACGTGATGAAAACTTACATAGCTTAGCTGGTGCATGGTTGTTTAAGACTCTAGTAGAAGAGATGCAGCCAGATAAGAAACGGATGGATAAAGTAATTACAAAAATAAGAAACACTTGCGCTCAGATATTCGAGCATGAGTCTCGTATTATTGATATGATATTTGAGAAAGGTAATATCAAAGGTATTACAGAGTTGCAAATGAAAAACTTTGTTAAGGCAAGACTTAATTTATGTTTAGAGCAACTGGGATTAGAAGAGTTATATATTATAGACTACGACCCTATTAGTAAATGGTTTTACAAAAACATTAATGCAGGAACTTTTCACGACTTCTTTGCAAAACTTGGCACTAACTATACCCGTGACTGGGTGGAGGCTAGATTCGGATGGAACAAAAACTAAAACCAGAAAAGAAAGACCGAAAGAAATTTGACATTGACCTTGAGTATGGAGAAATACAAGAGGATGCCATAGCTAACATGCTACAAAATAAAAAGATTGAAGTTAAATCAGAACGTGGTATGTGGATTAAGACAGGTAACATAGCTATCGAATACCAAAGTTACGGAAAACCCTCAGGCATAGAGGCTACAGAGTCTGACTATTGGTTTCATAACTTATGTGTAGATGAAGAAGTATTTGGTACTTTAGTCTTTGAAGTAGACAAGCTAAAGAAAATTATTAATACAATGAAGAGTAAAAAGTCTGTAACTGGGGGTGACCATAACGCTAGTCGTATGTGGTTACTGCCATTAAAAAGTTTATTCTCAGAAAAAACAATAGAGGAATTTAAAGAAAGTGAGTAAGTCTATTTACGAAGAATTTAGAGAAGAAAGAAAACTTCTCCAAGCAGAGGGAAAGCTACCTATGTGGGTAACCACAGGGGCTTGGCAAATCTTAAAAGAAAAGTACATAACCGAAGAGCATCCTGATTTATATTCAGTATATAAACGTATCTCTACGGCTGCTGCTAATCATATGCATGACAGTGAACACTGGCAAAAAATATTCTTTAACTTAATGTGGAATGGATGGTTAGCCTGTTCGACACCAGTGCTAGCTAACATGGGTACAACAAGAGGTTGCCCTGTATCATGCAGTGGTAACTATGTAGGAGATGAAGTATATGAATTTTACAACGCACAGAGCGAAACTGCT